GTATGTGAACTTTCATCATCTGTTGTTGTATAAGTCAATTTTACATAACGATAATCATCTGGCAGACTATCAGGAATTATCTCTTCGCAGATTGTGTCGCCTGCAGCGAAAGATATGCCAGATGAACCTGCAGTCGCCGTATACAAGACCTTGTTCAATGTGTCAGTAGGCGTGTTAGTGGAACCGTATTTCGCAACAATAGTCAGTGCTTTTTCATTCGCTATACTTACAGCAGAATGAGCTTTTACTACTATCTTTGCATAGCCAAGACTGTTTCCGCCATATTTCACTACATTAGTAGAATCCACTCCATCATTATTTGGCAACGCCTGTGCTTTACTCAGGATTAGATTTTCATCTACTACATATGCTTTATTTTTGTATCCCATCTTTTACCTCCTTCAATCCAGATCCGTGGTTTCGGTGCTGACAATCATTTCGTCAAGCACTATAGGAATATTATCCCAAGACGCTACCACGGTGTTATAGTCAGTGTCGCTTGGAGCGAGTTCAAGTTTCGTGTTCTTTATCTGTTTAACGAGACGGCGACCCAAGCGGTTCATATACAGGAAGGTTCTGCCATCTGCCATACCTTTCACAGCATCAATCAGTTCGTCAATGAGTTCAGCAGTAGGTGGAGCAGATGGAGTGATTCTCTTGATTGCGGCAACGCTGTATTTTGACCCGCACTGCAGAGCAGCATTCGTCCAGAAGCTGACACTATAGTTCAGATTCTTGGCACCTGTGGTTGTATCTGCTGTGGGAGCCTGCAAGGTTCCACCGCCCACGAGTTCCATCTGCACGAGATTGCCATTTTCTTGTTCTGGAATGACTATCTGCGTTTCGTTTTCTGCCCAGTGCACCGCTATAATAGAAGTGCAAGAACCAGAAGTGCCGGTCAGACTGCCTATCAGCTGTCCGTTGGCTTTCGCAATCTGACGCAGACCCTTGAATGCACCTGGAACGCCGAATGTCGGGTCATCCCCGTATATCACTGCTTGTGCGAGTTTCTGCATTATGCTTCTGATATAGGTCGCAGTCCTGCTCTTGCTATCCAGAAAAGCTTCCAGACTGCCGTATTTCATTTTGATTATTTGGTCAATCGTGACCAGTCTTTGTATGGATGGCAGTTGCACGCTCGCCATTATCGTGTTCTCCATCGTGGAAACGATAGAGCCGTTCACTGACCTGATTGCAGCCTCGCCGTCTTCCTTCAATACTTCATATTCGTGACGCAGAAAATCGGAACTGAATCCGAATTGTGCGGTTTCGAGAACTCCCAGTGCTTTCACGACTTCGGAAATCACGGGAGCTTGGGGTGACTTAATATCGAGTAGTAAGTCTCTTATGTTCATTTATTTACCTCTTTCTGTTTTTTAATTCTTGCCCGAATGTGTAATCCGAGCTTTTTGGTTTTTCATTGTTTGCTGCAGGAGCGTATCCTGAAGCCTCTTTTGCGGGTGGATTGAACACACCAGCTGTTTCAAGTAATTGCATAGCAGCAAGATTTTTCTGTGCGATCTCTGGTGTGATATCGCCCTCCAGAACGAATTTGTCTTTTATCTTGCTTACGGTTTCGAAAAGCGGGTCTGTATTTTTGACTTCGAAGACCTTGGCTTTTTCCTGCCAAGTGCGAATCAGCTTCTCTTCTTCTTCTTGTTTTCGCTTCAGATACTCTTCTTCTATCTTCTTCAGTCTTTCCAGTTCCGCTTTGGTGTTTGAGCTTGAAGCCTTCTCCAGCTCGGAATTTTTTGCTTCCAGCTCAGCTTCAAGTTCCCGAATTTTCGCCTTGCGTGACGCACTTTCTTTATTTGCGGAGCTAAGGCTATCCAGGATATCTTGCGCCTCTCTTACGGCATCCGCTATAAGAGCACTGATTTCCGCTGGTGCATCTGCACCGAGAGTTGACTTTATCCTATCCAGGATTTCTTTTATTGCCATTTTGGTTCTCCTATAGTATATAGTATTTTATTTCTGCCATAAGGCAAATATATTTTGAAATTTATTTCGTCAAGTAAATTCATTTCACATTATCTCTGTAATATTCTGGCTCTATCTGGATGAAGTCGTGTCGGCAATTGTATTCACGGTCGCCTGCCGTTTCCGCTTCAAAAGCTATACGCTCCTCTTCCGTGAAGAATGGTGCATTCGGATAGCTACTGCTCGGCTCTACGCCCAGTCCCATTTTACAGGCGGGACGGGTCAAGTCGTCCAGTGGACCCTGATATTCCCAGAAGAGCTCGCCTTCATATTCATCTTTTGTGGCGTATTCTACTGCCTGTATGAACTCGCCTCTGCTCGTATTGAAGTAGGTCGTTGCGTATCGCTTGAAATCCTTTTCCAGCACATCCCGTATCTGCTGGATGGCGTCCTCACTGTCTATACCCGCTATAACGCTCTTCACTATTATCTGCTGGATGTTTCGCATCTCTTGTGCTGCCACTGATTGAAACTGCGTGGCATAGATGGCGGACATACCCTGAAGCTTTTCTGCGGTCTGCATTGTGAAAGCGAGTGGCACGGCACCATCTGGTCTGTGTTCACGCATATACTTCAGGATATCGTTCTCTTTCTCTTGTGCCGCCTGCACGAGCTCATTGAACCCGCTTTCCTGAAGCATCTGTTGAAGTGCTGCATAACTCTGATAGGCTTGCTGAACATTGATGTCACTGTATATCAGGATGCCATTGGTAGTCTGCAGGTCGCCTATGAGCGTCTCTATTCTTTTCTGGAACGCAGTCAAAACTTTATCCAGGTTTCTTTCGAACCATTCTATCTGCTCATCTAAGATTTTGTCGTACATTATTCGAACATTCCTTGCGTGAGGTTAGGCGTGCGATATATCGCATTCTCGCTATCTATCTGTTTCTTTCTTTCTATCGCACCTTGGCGGTCTAAGTCTTGATTATCTTCCATTATGGCATCTATTATGGACATCGTGCCATTCGCCAGTTTCAGTGTGCGTATCTGCTCCAGCTCCATCTGATTCGGTGTGACCTGAACATCGGCATAGTCTATGTTTATGTCTGCATCGGTAGGCAGATTGACTTTCCCGTATATCCTTTTGCAATCCATTATGATTTGTATCAGCTCACGGACTGATTCACGGTATACTGAGCGTTTCGCCTGATTGTGGTCTATGACGCCTGTCATTGAAAGACGGAGCTGATAGCCAGAACTATAGTTCGCACCACCACGAATGAAGTCCGTAGAGATGCCAAGCAGTGCAGCAGCAAGCGATATCTGGTCATTGATCACCTGCCAGATGCTATTGAGATTCACACCAGGATTGATATAGTATGCTTTTCCCTGAAGATTACCCGTGATTTTGTCTTTCGGAATGTTCAAGAAACGACTCACATTCGAGGTGATTACTTGCGATTCAGGCATCCCTTCTGTGACCATCGTAGCGAAAGACTGGAAGTCTACGCCCATATTGAAAGCGGTCAACTGAAGGTTCGCCGTCTCATTGGCATTCATAATGGGGTATCCGCTATCTATCCAGAAGCGGTTCATCGGCAATTCAATAGAAAACCATATCACGGGAATGCGTCCATAGACATTGGGAGCTTCCGTGCCAGGTATAGGCTCTATCTTTCCATTCATCAGGATTTCAATTTCCTGATATGTATCTTCAGTCCAGAACGCATAGCGATTGCCTTTCTGTGCGATGAGTGTATTCTCACGATTCAGGATAGGATATGCGAGTGCGTCTAATTGTGTAGGATCTTTTTCATTCTGCCATACGGTTACTTTGTCTGGCGTAATGAGCTGAAGATAGACCCTATCCCGCTTGGCATCGTAATGTGGAAGCACACCTACCTGATGGCAAGTCTCGCAGATACTGTCAATCTGTCCTAAGACCTGATAGAGCTTGCATTCATCGAGTAGCTTCGAGAATGCTTCTGCAATTGCTGAAGTCTCATCAATGCCCCTTAGATTGATTGCGGGGTCGCTCTGAAAAAGCTTCGCCAATTGACGCACCATTGATTTCGAAAGCGGAACGGTAACCATAAACGGCAATACATCTGCATAGGTATTGGGATAGCGATATCGCAGAGCTTTCTCAAGAAACGGTTCCTGTATATCGTCATAATAGCATAGAGCCTTGTATGCACGCTCTTTTCTACGCTCCTCATTCTTTATGAGAGCTTCTATTTGTGCCGCCTGTATTAGAACTTCGGAATAGCTCATACTCGCACCCAATCCCTATTCTGTTCTTTTTCCAGCGAATTGATAAGAATGACATTTCGCAATGCATCAGATATATGCGTGAGCATCGTTCCTGCAGGCTTCTCTATCTGTCCATAATTATCGGTCACGACCTGCTCCAGATCGGCTATCAGGTGCGTGCACGATGGGTCTATCACTATTCTGTCGTGGTCGAATGCACCATTCGTGAGATTGAGGCTATGTCGTTGCGTGAAACCGTAACGGTATCGCAATTCAAAACCCTTTCGCTGTAATATCTCCAAGTCAGAGATATCTGAGCTCGTCTTCCTGGAACCTCCCGTAGGATCAGGATAGATGATGATAGGATATTCAGCTCCGTAATCCGCATATATCAGGTCAGCTAATTGGAATGTATTGGAATTCAGAAGATAGTATTCACTGAAAACACGATAGACATCGCCGTCAAAATATCCCACACACGCAGTCATAGGATGGACATTGAAATCGACGCCTATATGAAGCGTCGTGCCTCTTTCAGGTTTCGGGACTTCAGCAATATGACGCTCACGCTGGAATGCGTAATATGCAGCAAGACTGTTCAGATTCACGAATTCGCCCTCCAGATAAGCTCGTGCCATATTTCTGTCATAGCTCGCAAGAATGTCGTCAATGTAGCTTTTGCTCAAGTGATAATTGTCGTATGTCCGAGCCCTAATCAGCTTCGTTCCTGGATTCGGGTTGTGTTGGAGAATTTCATAACAAGTAGAGAATCCTTCAGGTGAGCTCACAAGATAGAATTGCGAGTCAGTGCGTCCTCTGAGTCTTTCACGGAAACGCTTCACTATCTTTTCACCTTTCGGCATAGGTATAGAATCGAGTTCATCTACGCCTGCATCCGTGAAAGTCTCACCAATAATGCGTTCTGGATGCTGAAGCGATTTGATTGCGACTCTGCCGAATACGCAGGTAATCTGAAGTCCTGAAGTATTGGCAGTGAATGGAATATTGCAATTCTCCAGAAGCTCGCAGAAAGGATAGAAAAAGATGTTCTTTCCCATCTCGTAGGTTGGGTAGCCTATGCCTATATTCGCTTTCGCATTCGCACCAGGACGGCTCATCAGGCATATCAGGGTCTTGAACAGGAATGCAACACTTTTTCCTGAGCCAAGTCCGCCCACAAGTCCAAGCGTCCTGTCCCAAGAATTCAGGAACTCCCACTGATGCGGGAGAAAGTCTTCTTCGTGAAGCTCAATCTTTAGCATCGGAGTCTGATTCTGCTAATTGCTTAGGTTTCAGGACTATAGTCACTGCAGGAAACGATTCACCATCAGGGATATCTTTCTGACCGAGATATTGCTTTCCCAGCCAGATTGCCATTGCAGCATTTCTATCTGCTAATCTCCATTGCTTTCTGCGTAAGTCCTGTTTTCCGTTCTCTAAGCCCTTTTTGTAAGCTTCCTGAAATTCTTTGTGCCCACTGAGCGTAGATGGCGGTATATTGAACCACGCAGAGCATTCCTTGATTGTGCATTGCAACATTCCAAGTTTCTCGGCTTGCTCTAAGTCAATCTGCGTCTTAGGTCTACCTGTTTTATTCTTAGGTTTAGTATCCATATTTGACCTTATTATATTTTTTTATCACACATTTAAATAATCTTGCTCTC